TTTGCATACAGGCTGGCAGCAGGGAACTGTGTGCATTTTGCTGGGGGGGTAGGGCCTTGGGGGAAGGGCCTTCGTGTACGATGGTGTCAGAAGAAATTTTTATTTTTTTTATCAATTGCCAATCCGTATACAGTAAAATGCTCAATAGCAGACGTATATGGCAAACATATACAGTAAAATGCCCATTAGCAAAATCATGGTTTTCTCTATGGCTAGTGTTTAACAATTGGCGGAATATTACATACAAGCAATCTTGCTTATCTCAGATTAAGGACTACGATCATGTGGACAACTCCAGCAGCTACAGAAATGCGTTTCGGTTTTGAAGTAACTATGTACGTAATGAACAAATAGTCTAGACATTTGTTTAGACATTTGTTTAGACAAAAAGTATATACTTTGTATATATCAAGGTGCGGTTAAGCCGACACTAGAGGATGTAGTAAGTAACGAGTTTTTCGGCTTTCTGCGTTACATGTAACAACTACCCAATCTACGCCCCTTGACACCACGCATGTAAACCAATAACATGCGCTAATGACATTCCTATCGATACCTTTTACGCCACGCGAGGTAAAAGCCACCGAATCGCGTTTACAGAAAATATACGACGCAGCCAAGCTGGGTCTGAAGAATGACTCTTTGGCCCTCGCTGCGGGCATGTTGCCGTCCGAGTACCGGCAACTGTGCCAGCTAGACCCCGTGGCGGAGATGGCGGCGCAGAAAGGTAAAGCAGACGGTGAGCTGGAGATGGCCCAGGTGCTGATCGCCTCCGCTAAAGAAGGCGACGCTAAGTCGGCGCTGGCTGTGTTGCAGCATGCACATGCATGGACAGCCAAGACTGAGATCAGTGTGGATGTGTACCAAAAGATAAGTATTACTCAGGCGCTAGCCGAGGCTCAATCAAGAATTATAGAAGGGACGGTGGTGGACAATGGCTAAAGACTTGGATTTTAGATTACCCGAAGACTACCCTACCTTATATCAAGCGCCGGCTGAGTTTGATTATCGGGGCATGAATCAACTACTCGCGCAAGACCCCTCGATATTGCGTAAGCTGTTGCTCAATCTGCAAGCAAGCGGGTCACTCAGTAAGTCTAAAGCCTACGGCACGGATGTGGTATCGGGTGGGGGCCGCATAGGCTCACGACTAGATGGTATAGGGTTTGGGCTACAAGGCGGTGGGTACAAAGCAAAAGGTGATTGGGGGTCAGATAAAGACTTTAGTGTAGACCCGTACTTTGACGCTAGGTACAACGGGTTTGGTCTTAACTACAGCCCTGACAGAATGGGCGCGTCATACGAAGACGAAAACAATCAAGCCGACATAGGGTACAGCCCCGCCAACAAACTGCTACAACTTATGTATAGCAGACGATTCTAATGCAACTACCTATATATAGCTCGGACGAGGAACAGTTATTAATGAGCCGCCTTTGGGATCCGCGTGTTGCGGACGACCCTGAAGCGTTTGTGCTGTTCGCGTTCCCGTGGGGCCAAGCCAACACGCCACTAGCTAAGTTCAAGGGGCCACGTCAGTGGCAGCGCGACGTCTTAAGAACCATCGCAACTCACATCAAGGACAACCGAGGCGAGGTCGACATGTCGACACTGCGTGAGGCTGTCAGCTCAGGTCGGGGTATTGGTAAGTCGGCGCTGGTCAGTTGGCTGATACTGTGGATGTTATCGACAAGGATAGGCTCAAGTGTTGTCGTCAGCGCCAACAGTGAGTCACAACTAAGGTCAGTCACCTGGGGTGAGTTGACTAAGTGGCAGGCCATGATAATAAACTCACATTGGTGGGAGATCAGCGCGACCAAGCTGGTGCCAGCTAAATGGGTGTGCGAGCTAGTGGAGCGTGACTTGAAAAAGGGTACGCGGTACTGGGCGGCAGAAGGCAAGCTGTGGTCGGAGGAGAATCCTGACAGTTACGCCGGTGTCCACAACCACGACGGCATGATGTTGATATTTGACGAGGCAAGCGGCATACCTGACACGATATGGTCAGTGGGTGCGGGCTTCTTTACAGAGAACATATTAGACCGGTATTGGTTTGCGTTCAGCAACCCGCGCCGCAACCAAGGGTATTTCTTTGAGTGCTTTAACTCTAAACGGGACTTTTGGCATGGCAGACAAATTGATGCGCGGCAGGTCGAGGACACGGATAAAGCGGTATATGAACAGATTATTGCCGAGTATGGCGAGGACTCGGCGCAGGCGCGGGTCGAGGTATACGGTGAGTTTCCATCGTCAGGCGAAGACCAGTTTATCAGCCCGATGGTTGTTGAGGACGCTTTCAAACGTGAGAGATATAAGGATACGTCTGCGCCTATCGTTATCGGCGTGGATCCCGCGCGGGGAGGTGCCGACAGCACGGTTATTGTCGTCCGCCAAGGTCGGGATATTATCTCTATCAAACGCTATCAGGGCGAGGATACCATGACAGTTGTTGGCCGAGTGATTGAGGCCATAGAAGAGTTTAAACCAGTGATGACCGTCATCGATGAGGGCGGGCTGGGGTACGGGATATTGGACAGGCTAACCGAGCAACGGTACAAGGTGCGCGGGGTGAACTTCGGGTCACGGGCTAAGAACTCTATAATGTGGGGCAACAAGCGGGCCGAGATGTGGGGCGCAATGCGGGAGTGGTTACGCAGTGCCAGCATACCGGAGGATAGGAAATTAAAGTCTGACTTGACAGGCCCGATGAAAAAGCCTAACAGCAGCGGGACGATATTCTTAGAGGGTAAAAAAGAGATGAAGGCCAGGGGCATGGCAAGCCCGGACGCAGCCGACGCGCTATGCGTGACATTTGCGTTCCCTGTAGCCCATCGTGAATATAGGGTTGACAACGCGCCTCGTAAGACGTATGCTAATGGTAGCGGAGCATCCAGCTCTTGGATGGGGAGTTAGCATGGCAAACACAAAACCTATTGGCGTAGCCTACGAAGACCAAAACATTATTGGTGCAGATTTAATTGAAGCAACCAAAGTCTATGCTAGTTCACAACTAGGGTATACTACCGACTCGTATCGTACGGTTACACAGACTGGAAATAAAGCAAGCGGCGTTACTATAAATGCCCCCTGCGGTACAATTACAACCGCAAACGCGCAAATGGCGCCAAGCGCCGAAGTTGCATTTGTCGTTACAAACAGTCAAATTTCATCGTTAGATACAGTTATAGTAAACATTGCGTCAGGCGCTACGGCGACCTTTGCATATTTAGTCGCTGTCGTAACGGTGCAAGATGGGTCTTTTACAGTTAATTTGACTAACCAGTCTAATAACGCGTACACAGATACATTAAAGATAAACTTTTCAATACTCCATGTACAACCATATTAAGGATTAACTATGGCTAAAGCAGGTTTATACGCAAACATACACGCAAAACAAGAACGCATCAAGGCAGGCTCAGGCGAAAAAATGCGCAAGCCTGGCTCTAAAGGTGCGCCTTCAGAAAAAGATTTTAAAGATTCAGCTAAGACTTCTAAAAAAGGTAAGTAACTATGCCACTTAAAAAATCTCCTAGTAAAGAGGCTTTTCGTGCTAATGTTAAGGCCGAGATAGACGCTGGTAAGAAGCCAGCTCAAGCTGTCGCCATTGCGTACTCTGTTAAACGTGAATCAACTAAAAAAGGCAAAAAATGAAACTAAAGCCATTCGGTGAACGAATTGTAGTAAAGCAAAAAGAAGAAGAACTAACAACAGCCAGTGGCATTGTACTGGCTAAAACAGCAGATAAGAAGTTTGAAGGTGTGATTGTTGCAGCAGGCCAAGGCGCTATTTTAGATAATGGTTCGGTCAGAGCGATGACAGTTAAAGTAGGTGACACAATACTGTTCGGTGAGTATTCAGGACAGAAGTTTAAATACGAAGACGAAGACTATCTTCTTATGAACGAAAAAGACGTGATCGGAATATTAAATGAATGATGACATGACCACCGTTGGGGTTGTCGCTGAAGGCGCTAATAAGCCTAACGACAAAAAAGACATGCTTGCAACGATGCGAAGCCGCTTTACTATGGCGGTTTCTGCGTATTCAGAAAGCCGTGAAGACGAGCTAGATGACTTACGCTTTGAGGCAGGCTCACCGGACAACCAATGGCAATGGCCTGCGGACGTACTGGCTACCCGTGGTTCAGTTCAAGGTCAGACCATCAATGCAAGACCATGCTTAACAATCAATAAGTTACCGCAACATGTTCATCAAGTTACTAATGAACAACGCCAAAATCGACCTTCGGTGAAGGTAATCCCTGTAGATGATAACGCTGACGTAGAGGTCGCGGAGATATTTGAGGGTGTGATTAGGCATATTGAGTATATTTCAGATGCAGATGTCGCATACGACACAGCATGTGAAAACCAAGTCACCTACGGTGAAGGCTACATCCGTGTACTCACTAAATATTGCGACGACAATTCATTTGACCAAGACCTATACATTGGCCGTATCCGCAATTCCTTTAGCGTTTATATGGATCCTACAATACAAGACCCATGCGGCAGCGATGCCGAGTGGTGTTTTGTCACAGAAGACATGACGAAGGCAGAATACGAGCGTCAGTTTCCTGATGCCGCGCCAGTATCGTCCATGATGCAACAAGGTGTGGGCGACTCCTCACTAAGTCAGTGGTTGACAGAGAACACAGTGCGTATTGCCGAATATTTCTACTATGAGCATACGCCAACCAAGCTAAACCTATACCAAGGTAACATGAGCGCCGTAGAAGGCAGCCGTGACGATAAAGAACTAAAGGCTTTAGGCTTAAAACCGCTTAAATCACGCATGGCAGACGTTAAGCGGGTCAAATGGCTCAAAACTAACGGCTTTGAAGTGCTAGAAGAACAAGATTGGGCGGGTAAATTTATACCTGTTATACGTGTTGTAGGTAACGAATACGAGGTTGATGGACGTTTATACGTGTCAGGCTTAATCCGTAACGCTAAAGACGCACAACGTATGTACAACTATTGGGTTTCACAAGAAGCCGAGATGTTGGCACTGGCACCAAAAGCGCCATTCATAGGTTACGGCGGTCAATTTGAGGGTTACGAGCAACAATGGAAGACAGCTAACACGACCAACTGGCCGTATTTAGAGGTTAACCCTGATGTTACAGACGGTGCTGGTGCGGTATTGCCATTACCACAACGCGCTCAACCACCTATGGCGTCTAGCGGTCTATTACAGGCTAAAGCCGGTGCATCTGACGATATTAAGTCCTCAACTGGTCAATACGACTCCAGTTTAGGGGCTACAAGTAACGAACGATCAGGCCGCGCCATCTTAGCGCGTGAAAAACAAGGCGACACGGGTACTTACCACTATGTAGACAATTTAGCACGTGCTATACGTCACTGTGGACGTCAATTAGTGGACATGATACCTAAAATTTACGATACAGAGCGTATTGCACGTATTATTGGCATAGATGGCGAAGTGAAACGGGCTAAAATTAACCCATCACAAGCCGAGCCAGTGAAGAAAATTGTTGATGAATCAGGCATTGTAATTGAAAAAATCTACAACCCTAGCGTTGGTAAGTACGATGTATGCGTATCGACTGGCCCAAGCTACATGACTAAACGTCAAGAGTCACTAGATGCAATGAGCCAACTATTGCAAGGCAACCCACAATTGTGGCAAGTGGCTGGCGATTTGTTTGTTAAAAACATGGACTGGCCTGGCGCACAAGAGATGGCTAAACGCTTTGCTAAGACTATCGATCCTAAACTACTAAGCGATGCCGACGAAGACCCAGCATTGCAAGCTGCACAGCAACAACTTGAAGCGATGGGCCAAGAGCTAGACCAATTGCACGGTATGTTGCAAAACGTCAGCAAGTCTATGGAAGCGCAAGAGATGGCTATTAAAGAACAAGAGGCTAACATTAAAGCATACGACGCTGAGACTAAACGTATTAGCGCAGTGCAGGCGAGTATGTCACCTGAGCAAATCCAAGACATAGTAATGGGTACAGTACATGGCATGATGGATAGTGGCGACTTAATTGGCGAATCACCAAGCAGAGAAATGCCTGACGAAATGATGGAACAGCCTGAAGGCATGATGCCTGAAGAACAAATGCAACCTG